CGGTGCTCTTGGCCAACTTGTCGGCGGCCTGGTCGAGTAGCTCCCCGCGGTGAGCGAGTATCAGCACCCGCTCACCGTTTCTGACACAGTCCTCGGCTAGCTTAGTGAAAACTATCGTCTTGCCCGTGCCCGTCGGCAGCACCAGGAGGGTGCGGGTGTTACCCCGCGCCCACTCGGCCTGGATCGCCGCCTTCGCTTCGTGCTGATACGGCCTGAGCTGCAAGGCTAAAACACCCCCGCCTGAAATCCCCTGGCCGGCTCCTCTGGCTCATAGAACCGCTGGACTTCGTTGAAAACCAGCTCGCGGCCCTCGTCATTGGTCCATTTGCGGATTCCGATTTTGGCGCGTCCTCTGGAACCTACAACGGCATTCCAGTTCATGCTGACCTTCTCACCGCGGCGCCGCTGACCGATGGCCGTGAAGAACGCGCAGAGCATCCCCTCGGTGATCGAATGCAGGAACAGATTATGCCGGATGGTCGAAACGCCCTCTTCACCCTCAATCCTGATGTGAACAACCGCCTTGTTGCACGGCGGAAGTTTTGCGCTGCCGGGATGCCTGGCGCGTTCGAAGTCGACGATTTCGAAGTCATAGTCGCCAGGCGGCAACACTACGAACTCGGCGCTGTCCTGTTCTATCTCGCTATCCCACGACAGTTCACGTCCTAGTTCCTCTGCCATGCTACTTACCTCCTCGTGCTTGCTGAATCATCGCGAACACCTGCGACCAGGCCCCTACCAACACGCCGTCGATGAAACCCGGATCGTAATTGACAATCGGAGTATCTGCCGGGTAGTAGCCCTTGTGAGCCACCACGGCCTGGATCTCTTCGACTGTTACATCGTTGGCCATCATCAGGTCAGCCAAGGCCTTGGGCACGCCGGCGGGAGCTGCCTGCCTCTTAGGTGCGGCCTTGGGCGCCGGCACGGGCGATTCAATGGTGTCGCCAAATGTCGGTTCGGGCTCAGGCTCGGTGGCCGGTTTTGCTGGTGCTGTGGCGACTGCCGAGGCCTGGCCCCTGATCGGGATGATGTGGGCGATCTCTGTGAAGTCGAACTTCAGCTTCTCCGGCAGGCTGTGCCGATTTTTGGCATCCCAGCATGGATGATGACTGGTGTAGATGACTCTGGCCCCGCCGTGGGCCTTTGCTTTCCTGTCCTCGTTCTTGATCACGAGGATCTCGTAGTTGCAGAATAGGACTACGTCGGCCCATTCCTTGAGCAGCGGCGCCGTTTTCCGCTGGAGTTTGAGCTCCCAGCGGTCATATGCCCCGCTCTCATCAGGCCGCTCGAACTTGCGCATAGCTGCGTGAGCCGTGAATACGATATGAACGCCTTTCTCGCGCAGGTCATCAAGGAGATTCAGGAATCTTCCGAACTCCTCAGCAAGGAACACGTAGCCGCGTCCATAGCCCGGGTCTTCGATGCTTTTGATCTGCTTGATGGCGCAAACGTGTTCGATGCATAGTTTCTCTGCCCAATCGGCGGTATCGATGACCAGTGTTTCTAGCTCGTTCGGATGCTGGATGAAATACTTGACTTGCTCAAGCACATGCGTCCAGCTCGACGGCTTTGGAGTGCGTACAACGTCCATCCGTGTTGTCGATCCTTCAGTGTCTATGAAGATAGGACGCGGCCATTGCGCTGCGAATGTTGATTTCCCTATGCCTTCGGGACCATATACCACTAGCTTGAGAGCCTCAGTCTGAATGCCTCTTACCAGTTCCACTAGTTCACCTTCTTTCTTGACCTGGGCCTGCGGTTGTTTGCCTGCGACGCTAGGTCAACCCACCGGCAGTTGCCTGGGCGGTAATCATCGTTCACATCGATTCGATCAATGGTGCATACTCCGAACGATGCATCAGGATCATAGCCGCTGTTCATTGCCCACCGATAGAAGGCCTCGTAATCATCCCAATCACTGCAGACCCGAATGCCTCGACCGCCGTAATCCGCGTAGTAGTGATCGTGAGGGTTGTTGCATCGTTGCCGCATTGACTTCCAGACGTTGTACAGGCGTGTCCCGGCCTGGCCATGTTTGGTCATCTGCCGCGCGCGCGCTATTCCTGCTGCTTGACTGCGCATAGCTGCTTGCTCTTTCCTGATACAGCCGCATGATGATGTTCTTCCGCTGCGTAAACTGGGCGTAGTGACAGCTGCCTTGTTGCCGCAGGCACAGATGCAACTCCATAGCGAGTGCCCCTGTTTTGTTCCGATACGCTCAATCACGGTCAGCCGCCCGAACGCCCTTCCGGTTAGGTCGGTAGGTGCGCCCACGCTAGAACTCACCTGCTTTCCACTGGGGTGTAGCAGCGGGCTCCGGGGCCCCCGTCACGTAGCCGTCTTCGATGATGATCTGACATTCGTCACCTGTCGAAACTCGGGTGGCGATGGCCTGCAGACCCTCGGACTCCAGCCACTGACCAAACTCATGTAGCGTATCGAGGTCCATAGCCTCCAACTTGTCCAGGAGCACAAAGCCGCACTGGGGATTAAGCTGGCGCACGATTGCCGTAGCCACTTTGAGTTGATCGGAGCTCGACATGCCGTCCCACTTGTAGCCGTTGTAGGTCAGCTCACCGCCCTCTACCGAGAGGCCGGTGAGTGGCAGGGTTGCACCATGCAGGAGATCGAACTTGGCCTTGCGCACGGCTTCGAGTTCTGTAGTCAGCGTTGCGTATTGGTCCTGGTAGGCCTTCGCGTCTTCCTCGGCCTTGTCCCTATCCAAGTTAGCTCTCACCTTGCGGTTGGTCTCCTCGATCTCTGTGATAGAGCGCTCGAGTTCTGCGGTTGACTCATCGTGCAGGTCAGTTGCGGATTTTTGAGCGATTGCGAGATCATCCACTAGAGCATTCATTCTGTCGTTGGCTTCCTGCAGTCGCTTGGCGATGTCTGCAATATGCTGTTCGAGCTGTTCCCTCTGACTCTTGAGTTCTTTCACGCGCTGACGCTTGAGTTGATTCTCGCCATTTTTGGCTAGGATCGCCTGCTGCTGTTTGATTAGGTCCGATGCTGATATGGGCTGTTCAGGCACGCCGCCGTAACACACCATCTCTTTGGCGAACTTCGCCTTCTGATCGGCAATCTGCCCGATGGCATGCCGGCGGTTGTATAGCTCGGTTTCTTCCCGCTCTAGCTCGTATAGCTGCTCACCCACGCCGATGATCTGCAGCAGAGTGTTGGCCTTCTCCTTGCCGTTGGAATTCATAAATCGCGGCAGATCCAGGGCCAGCTGCTCTATGAACTCGTTTAGAAGCTGCTGCCCGCCTTTCGTGCCGCTAGGGTCCGTGACTGTGAGAGCGCTGTTCTTTCCCTTGCGTTCTACGATGAGGCCATTGCTCAGCTCTACCTGTAGATAGGGTGGTATGGCGGATCCATCGCGCTGGGGGGCGCTAGGGCGGTATCTGTCGCCGCCCAGGGCCCACGTGATAGCGTCCAGCACAGTGGTCTTGCCCTGGTTGTTCCGACCGCCGATTATGGTCAGCCCGTTCTGGTTCGGCTTGATCTTGACGGCTTTGACGCGCTTGACGTTTTCGACCTCAAGGCTGTTGATCTTGACGGTCATCCAGGCTCACTCCTTTCCCGAAAAACTCTCGATGCCACCTGATGATATCCCTCGCCATTGCCGGCACTGTTACGCACACAAGCCCGCCCAGGCCGAAGGAGAGTATCACAATTGTGTAGAGGTGTGATCTCGATATCAGCACGTGTCCTCACCTCTTGCTTAGCGGGAGTGCATCCCACAGTGGATAACCGATTGTTCGAGTAATGTGAACTCGCACACGGTCCACAGCTTCAGCCGGATTCCGGTCCCACGCTTCAAATGTCAGTCCACTTTCGTCATAGCTTGGTGTTCCATCAGTCGTTACACGTTTCGCAACAGTGGCTGTGGCGAAGAATCCATGCACTGGTTCGCTGGGCTCTATCAGGATCTGTTTGAGTTCGTAGATCGTCGCCATCCCGACCACCTCTCTGTTTCGATGGCCCGCCGGCGCGCGGGCCGTTTTGAAGGACTGCCCTTGGCGGAGCAGTTTTCGCTCGGGTTGGGTTATTCTCACCGGCGCCGCGGTGGAGAGTGTTACCCGTTCTTACTGCACCGGAGGACCTGCGGTCACCGACACCGGATACGCGCCTCCGGGCCTCTCCTCCAGCACCTCGACCAGCATGCCGGGCGCTTCGTGCAGCAGCCGATCAGCAACCTCGGCACACTCCAAGACAGTGCCCTTGCGGCAGATGAATCGCCGCATGCCACGCTTGTCCACCACGTGTACGCTGTAGGGCCCTGAGTCAGTCATCGGGATACATCTCCCCGCGCCTCGCGAATCGCTGCCGACAGCTGCTGTCTGAGTGCCTGGAGTTTGTGCCAGCTTGCGTCTTGGATCGCAGTATCGTCTGCCGTGTTATATACGGTCTCTTCGGCCGCGATCGCGGCGACCAATCTATCTATGGCTAATGCCTGCGGGCCCACGATAATCGCTCGAGTCATCACGCACACCTCCTAACTCCTCTGCCGACGCTCGCGCCACGGGCACCGCCAGTGGCCGGCCTGGATCTGTGCGAGCTCCGGGGCTTTTAGGGCTGTGCGGTGGGTGCATATGTAGCCGTTGGTGCTCTTCACGGCACTGCTGCAATTCTGGCAGTTGCGCACCAGGCGGCGGTTGAGAAGCATGATGGCCACTATCAGAGCAATCAGAATGAGAAACCAGATCATGGCTTGTCCACCTCACGCATCAATCTCCTCGGCATCCGAATACCGCACAGGATCTCGCCCCGCGCGACGGCCTCCTGACTTGCCTTTGGCCGCAACAGACAGCCCATCTCGCCGTTAGGCAACCGCTGGAACTCTGTGCAGTCTTGGCAGGCCTCCGATTTGGTCATGGTCTATCTACCCCCCTCTGCCATCGATCCCGACTTTCACGCGCCCAGTGCCTCTGTGGGCACCGCTGCCAGGCCTGTGGGCACCTATCGGACACTTGACTCCTCAACTCCCACGGCTCCGCCTGGCGGGGTCTCGCGGAAGGCCTGTATGCTGGCCTTGTCGGCTCCGGAGCGACTAGGGCCATGATCTTTTCGAACACTGGGCCGAATACTTCCAGCACCGCACTAATGACACGCTTGATCCATTCACATGCCTCGTGCTTGTTCATGCCATCACCTTCTGCTGTCGCATTGTTGTCATGTAGCTCGGGAGCCGCCCCCTGATCGCAGCCTCCCGCCTCGGCCACCAGTCGGGTTCTGCAGGATCGGGCGGCTTCGTCTCCTGCAATACCTGCCTCACGATCTTGGTGGGGCGGTTGATCTCGCGTGCGATCCGCGCCGGGCTGAACCCACGCCGCGCGTACCAATGGATGATTTCAAGAGAGTCCTTCGTCAGCGGCCTCGTTGGGCTGAGGTCTGGTTTCATCGCACCCTCACCCCGTATCGCCGGCAGATCTCTCCGACCCGCCGCTCCAACTCGCGGCCACCGATCTCGCGCCTCCGCCATGCCCGGCAGGCCTCCCGGCACTCCTCAGCCGCCATGTGCCGGCGCTCCCTGGCGGGGAGCTGTCTCGTGTGGATTTGTTTCATCGCATCCGACCTCCCGCGCGTTCTGGCACGCTGACTTCCCGATTCGCAAGGAACTCTTCGATATGCCGTTGCGTGAATCGGGCCATGATCTGAGCGCCGCCTTTATTGATGTCGATGTAGGCGATCTCTCCCGCCCATACTTTGCGGCGCAGCAGAGGTACGCTGATATTCAGCTGCGCTGCAGCTTCCCGGATGGTTAGGAGGCGATCCACCTTGATACCCTCCCCACAATCGCACGTCATGCGACATAATCACTAAAAAAAATAGCCATGACATCCTGTGCCGACAGTTTCAGGATACGGCCGATGGCGCGAGCCTCACCGACAGTAAAAGAAGTTCCTGTATCAGGCCTCATTTTGCGGTACAGGGTGCTCCTATCCATGCCCATCTGTTCTGCTACCGCCTCTACCGTCAGACCGTTTTCTACTATCTTGCCTCGCAGTTTATTGGCATTTATCACCCAGCGCACTCCTTTCTTCTATTCTGTCGCATGTCGTGCGACTATCTCGATCATAACAGGCCGCCGTCATCGGGTCAAGACCTTTTTCGCACGCCGTGCGGCAACCGCTTCTCGGGGGTATACTTATGTTGCGTTTACGCGACAATAGTGTATACTAGAAGCTAATGAGAGGTGAGGAATGTGTCTATTGGAGATCGAATCAAAATGCGCCGTATGCAGATGGGATTGTCTGTGATTGAAACCTTTGAGCACCTCGATGACAAGCGCGTTAAGCAAGCCCTGTGTGGGACGGACGCACAGCCCTGTGGATCTCGGTGGGGTGGCGGTATGTCCAGGCTCTACCCTATCGCCAATGAGGGCGCTATTGAAACACTTAGACGCGACAATGCCGCAGCGAAGGGCAATGCGGAAAAGCGGCAGGCCGAAGCGGAAGAACTGGAGCGCGACCGGGATGAGCGGCTAAAGCAGAGCGGTATTTGTCCCAAATGTGGCACCTGGTGCTATGGAGACTGCGATGCCGGCGATGGGAGGAGCAACTAATGGCTGGCAGGTTCAACTTTGAGTGGAGAAGTGAAAAACAATCCGACTGGGCCCGTGACCAAGCACACACACGCAGAATTAGCATTGCAGAGGTTGTTCGGGAGGCGCTCGATGACGCTCAGCGGAAGTCTGGCAATATAACCACGGCGGAGTATATTGCCCGGTTGCTGCGCGATGACGGCCAGCGGTTCGAGACCGAGGACGGGCGGACTCTGGGCGACCTAGCGGAAGCAGCAGAAGCTAGGGTTGCCAAGCACGAGACTAAGGAGCTGTGGCGATACCGCTTTCCCGATGGTTCTGCCATCATCGCCGCGCCAGGCGCTTGGGACATCGAGGGCACCACGCCATTTTCGTGGGCAGGAGCAGAGTAGCACCAGGACCCGCCGGCACAAACCGCCCAGCCTGTCCCGATTCTTGCGAGTCGGTCTCGGCTGGGCGGTTAGCATTACTTGAAGGTAAATTGCAGCGCAGCAAGTATAGACGGGTCCCTCGACCGCGGGTCATACGTAGCACCCAGGATGAGCCCAAACCGCGGGCCCGCCAATCTCGTAAGCGCCTCCTGCAGGCTCTTGATGGTACCGATCGCTATATCCAAATCTCGTTCTGCCTGTCGTCTGAGCAAGGCTTCGGAGTCGCCATACTTAAGCGCCTCATTGCGTTCAGATTGCAGCCTTCCGACTATCTCCTCAAGAGTCGCTCTGTCCTGGAGCAGCGCATCGCGCTCCCCTGTCACGCGGGCAAGCTCCTCCTGTGCCCTGTCCCGCTCCACCGCCGCCGCAATGGCCTGCTCCTGCCACCAGGCTACGGCCTCCGCGAGATCTCGTATGGGATCCGCAGCGGCCGCCATGAGCCCCGGCGCCACCAGGGCCAGGAGCACAACCAGCACCAGGAGCACAGGTATCAATCGTGCCTTCATCGTCGCGGGCCCCCTTTCCGTTTGTAGTAGTCGTTGATCATGCTATCTGTTTTTTTGGCCTCGTCCTGGAGGTCCTGCCGCTTCTGGTCGAGCTTACGTCCCTCGGCCTCGCGCTCTTTCTGCCGGCCCTGAAGTTGTTTCGCCGCACCCCCGCCCACAGCGATTGTCCCGCCGAGCTTGGCGGCGAGCTTCCATCCCCACCGCATGCCGACGACGATCAGCACTAGAGCCAGGGCAAGCCACAGCCAGTTCTTACGCGCCCAGCTCATGATCTTCAGCCACACTCGGATCACCCCTTTGCAGCAAGACTTTTTGGGCTACGTTAGCCCCCACATAGAACCCGAACGCGGCCAGCCAGATCTCCTCGCTGATCAGCCCGCACACCAGGAAAACACAAGCGGCCGCGAACCCCAGGAACTTGCGACCGCCGAGGCTTGTCCACAGTTTGCTCCAGTTCATGCTAACACCCCCTAGAAAGC